TCGACCATCTTGGTGAGGTTCGGGAATCCGCGTTGCACCAGTTTGTCCCCGCCGATTTTTGCTCCTTTGTTTGCCCCCTTCTTTTTTGGTGTCCACGCAAAGAACAGGCTTCCCCTCACCTCGAAGGTGGATTCGGCCAAAGCCTTTTTCGCTTGGTCGAGGGTCTTCCACTCGACCTTCCACAGGTCAACCCAATCGGATTTTTTCTTGAGCTTCTTGGTGGTCAGCGCGGCCTCGCGCAGCCTGTTGGCTTCGGTGAAGAAATCACCTTGGTCGAGCTTCCCGCTTTGGATGGCCCATGCCACCTCTGCAAAGTAGGCTTCGAGGAATGTGTTGTTTCCGCGAATGTTTCCGGAGGCGTAAAGGGTCACGATGCCGATGCCGTCTGTCGTGAGGATTCGCTTGAGGAATCGGGTGAACATCTTCACATCGGAAAAAGCCCAGCCCGCTTCCTTTTCAAAGTTGCCCTTGGTGAATGGATAGGCAGGGCCACCTTGCAGCGGGATGTCGATGCCGGAGGCCGGATCGATGCCACGATAACTGCCGACCCTCATGCGATCCGAAAAGTAGATGAATTTCTTTTTCCCTTTGAGGGTCTTTGGATCGATGACCGGAATGTTGTTGGCCACCGGACGCACGGCAAAGCTGTCGTCTGCCCACGCATCCCAAGCGTCCTCGTCGATGTCCTGTTCCGTGGTTGCACCGCTTTGTCCCTCGACGGCCTCGGCCACCTCGGAGGGTGTCAGCGGAATCGATGGGTCGTCGCTGCGATCCGGATAGGGATCGGACGGCCTTGTTGCAAAGGTGGCATCTCCAGCGGAGATGTTGGCTCCGGCCTGCGAGGTCATTTCGTTGACTGCGGTGTCGAGCGTGACTCCCAAGGATTCGGCAAAGAACTGCTGGAAGCGAGTGTCCATCTGGCCGCTTTCGAGGTATTCGCGCAGCTTCAAAGCGCGGGAAAGCACCGCTTGAATGTAGACGGCCACCCTGCGGAAAAACGCGGCCAAGCGGGCCGGAATCGTTGCACGGTCAATGTTGCCTGTGAAGAAGGCCACACCCATGCTGGACACGGCCTCGACCAGATTGTCCTGCTGCTGCTCCGGAGTAAGAGAATCGAAGTTGTCGGACAGCAGTTGGTCGTCCTTGGCCTGCTCGTATTGTCGCACCCATTCGAGCGTTTCTTCCCGCGTGAATGTCCCTTTGTTCCACGCCCGCTTCAAATCTCCTTCGATGCTTTCTTCGATCACGACCAGCGGCATGTCCGGACGGCCTTCCCTTGCGATCCTGCTGACATCCCGAAAAATGTTGTCCCGAAGTTCGCTGATGTTCATGCCGACGACGCGGGCATCGGCAGGGTCGAGCTTCGTTCCCATTTCCTTTTCCAGCGCGTCGAGCCGGAGCTTCAACTGCTCCGGTGTCATGTTGGCCATCTCCTGCAACCTGTCGCTTTCGATGAGTTCGATGACCGACTGATCTTGCAGGCCGCGCTCCGCTTTGATTTTGCGGACGGCCTCGACCATGAGGTTCAGAGCTTCCCACGACTGCTGCTCCTCGCTCAAAAGCTGGCGTTGCAATTCGTATCCGGCCAGTTCCCCATCGGTTGTCCGCAGCACCTCGGAGCCGTCGAATTTTTTGACGACATATTCATCCCCCTGCTTTTCGATGGTGGGCATGGCAATCGTGTCGGACAGCACACCAGCGGCCACCATGTCATCGATGATCTGCTGGTTGGCCGCGTTGATGTCGTTGATGTCCCTGCTGGCAAATTCCGTTCGGAACTTTTCGGCTTTGGCTTCCGCGTCCCTTTCGCTTGCGATGGCTTCGACGACCTCCGGCTTGAATCCCATGCGGGCGAGAATGTTTTTGTCGTAGAGGTATCGCTGGGAAAAGCCGACTTCGTTGGCCGCAATAAATCCCATGCCCACGCCGGACAAAGGGAAAGTGGCAACCATGTTGACCAGCACCTCCTTGCCGAAGCCGTCCATTTTCCGGCCCCAGTTGTAATCCGGAATGTCCCTGTCGAGCGCGGCTCCAATGGTTTGCGCCACAGGCTGGATGGCATTTTCGACCAGTTCTTGGATGTTCTGCTCCGCGTAGCCGGAGGCTCCCAGCAGGAGTGTCCTTGTGAGGACGCGCTGGTTCGGGTGAATGAACTTTTCCAGCAGCTTGCTGGTAAACGGCAGCCGCTTGCCAAGGACGGCAAGGAACTGGAGCTTTTCGATTCCGGCGCGGAAAGGCGCAGCCACGGCAGCGATGGCCATGGCCTTCTCCGGCGGCATGTCGGGAAACTCCTCCATCAGTTCCTCGTAGCCTTGCGAGTAAAGGGACAAGGCCGTCAGCGGCAGGCCGACCAGCGGAATGGCTGCCATCAGCGAATACGAAAGGGTCGATCCGGCTCCGTATAGACCCTCCTCCATCCATTCCGGCATCCATGTGCTGACGGTCTTGATCGGGTCGATTTTCCGTTCGGCCAGCATCCGGATTTTCCGTTCGAGCTTGATGAGCTTCAACTGCTGGTCGATGACCTTGATTTTTGCGGCCTGCTCTTCCGGCGTAAGCTGACGCATTGGCGCGGGCATCCCCACATCACCGAAGGTCGGCAGCGCGTCGTCTGCGTAGCCTTGCTGGGCCATCTGGCGGGCCTGCCGGAGTTGGGTTTCGAGCGTGACTCCCTTGGTGGATTTGTAGGTTCCGGAGGCCATGCGCCCGACGCTTTCGGCCAGTTGGTAGATGACGGTCTTGTCTACCTTGGCCAAGGTGGCAAATCCGGCGGCAAGGTCGAATACCTTGTTGATCTGGTCATCCGGAAGTTCGGCAAAGCGGTTGACCGCATCTTCGATTGTCGGCGCATCCGGCGATCCGTATTCGACGGCAGAAAGCGGGACGGTGGTTCCCAGCCCGCCCACGGCCAACATGGCATTGGGCGCGGAAGCCTTCTGTTGGCCGATGATTCCGGTCTGCTTTCCCAGCGCGTCGAAAAGCCACTTGGCATCCTCGACGAAAGGAGCCTGCGCCTCGCGAACCTTTTGGTTCAGCCTGTCGGCCACCTTGCGGATGGAATCCTTTTCGCGCTGGTTCAGCAGTTCTTTGCCGAAAGTGTCGATGTCTGCCTTGGTCAGTTCGGCGTGGTTGCTTTGAGTTCCATACAAAGAGTCCTCCAAGCTCCGCTTCAGCACAGCTTCCAGCACAGCTTGGCCTGCTGCGGTCTTCTTGTTGACCTTGTCAAATTCCCCTCGCTGCCACTCGAAGAGTTCCTTGCTGGTGACGAACTGCTTCCCCATCGTTCGCGAGGCAAAGCGATCCTTTGTCTCGTCGTAAATTTTCCGCATCTGCTCGACAGGGATTTTCTGCTGGTCGGCCATGAAATCGATCATGGCCTCCCTGTAGACATAATCGTCTCCGTAGAGGCTCGTCTCGGCTCCCTGCCTCATCCTTGGGGATTTGGCAATTTCGTCGAAGTATTCTTGGTCGGTGAAAACCTTGTTCCAATCGTAAGGCTCCGGCTCCGGCTCGTTCATTGGCCCTTCCATCGGGCTGGGCAATGGCCCCTCCAAGGGAAGCAGGTTTTCGTCTACCTGCGGAAGGTCTGGGTTTTCGATGAGGAAGCGGGCTTCGTCGGCCTCATTCACGATGTCCGTGTCAGATGATGTAGGTTCGGCCATTATTGGAAGATCGATTTGATCCAGTTGAAAAATCCGCTTTCGGAATCCGCTGCCATCTGCTTGCGGAACGACGATTGTTGGTCGAGGTATTTGTCGAGGACACCCTTGAAGCGTTCATACGCCTGCTTCTCGTCAAGGTCGGGATTTTCAAGCATGAGGGTGCGGACATCATTGATGGCCTCCAGCCGCTTTTGCTGAATGGTCATGTATTTTTTCGCGTCCTTCGGAACTTTCTTTCCTTCCTTGTTCTCCACCCATCCACCGTCCTCACCGAATTGCCCGACCTCGGCCAGCGTCGTGACTTTGCTGATCAAGTCCTTGGTGATTTCGTCGGAGCGCACACGGACATTGTCGCGGGCATTGCTGACCTGCTCGTTCAGTTTCATCAAAAACTGCTGCCGCTCGCCTTCGACGGCATTGGCTGCAATCATGTTGAGCAGCGATCCGTATTGAGCGAGGTGCTTTTCCGGTTGGTTCGGGTTCAAATCCGAAGCGGCATTGTAGTTGAAGATGGCCTGCCACAGGTCGGAATACCTTCCGGCTTTGTCGGCCAGCCCTTCCGGCGTGGCCGCGTATTTGTTGGCCCGATTATTCTTGAGGTTGTTGATCAGTTCGCGAGGCGCATCGATGCGCGGATCATTGAAGAAGGCTTCGATCCTTTCGTTTGTCCACGATGCGGAATCCTTCTCCAGCGAGTCGAGCAGGTGGTTGGAGAATTCCTGCACCAGTTTCGCATGCTCCGTGGTCGCCTCCCTTTCGAGGGACATGACATTTTCGGGCCGAAGTTTCGCCGGATTGGTTCCGGATTTTTTCCACTCGCTGAATGTGTTTTTCCACTTGGCCGGATTGGCCATGATGTCGGCCCGCAGCATGGAAATCCTGCGGTCATTTTCGAGCTTCACGGACAGGCCGTCCCCCTCTTCCTTGTTGAAGAGTCCCCTGCTGACACCTCGCGAAATGGCAGCCAGCGCATCTTCGTCGCGGCCTTCGTTGTAGGCTCGTTCGATGTAGTTGCGGACTTCCATGCGGCCACGCTCGACCAGTTTTTTGTTCGCGTTGATGTAGACGCTGCTGCGGGTCAGTCCGGCCTGTTTGTTGAACCACGCATCAAGTCTGGCCCTGCCCGCTCCGGTCATCTTCATGGCGGCAACCTCTTTCTCGACCTTCGGCCAGTATTTGGTTGTCCATGTGTCCACATGCTGCTCTTCCGGCAGCGTCATGGATTCGACCTCGAATTCGGCAGAGGCTTCAGCCAGCAATCGGTCAGCGGCTGCGTAGTTGGCCTCGTCTGCGGCCTCCCCCATGCGAAGGGAAAAATCCCCCAGCACGGCTGCGGCTCGTTGTCCGGAGGCTCCCAGTTTTTCGTAGGCTCGACCCATGGCCATGAAGCTCTCGTTGCCGATGACAGGCATCTCCGCGATGTCCGGTGTGCGGATGGCATTGATGGGCATGGTCACCGCTGCCGATCCGGAAGCGTTTGCCATGGGAATTTGGGCAATGGGAATGTTGGCCATTATCGTGCGGAAAGTTGTGTTGCCATGCCGAAGGAGCTTGAGGCTCCATCCAGCAGCGATCCGTAGCTGGCCGTCCGGAGCGCGGCTGCCGTGTTCTGGCCTTCGACCAGCAGGACTCCGGCGCGGATGCCTGCCGTTGACTTGTTGTAGTTGGCAGCGTGTTCGTCGATCAGCGCATACTGGCCTGTCCAGCGTTCCATGCCTGCCTTGTTGCGGAAGCCGCTGGCCTCGACGCTGGATTTGTAGAGTTCGTCGGCCACGGCCAGTTCCAAGGCTCCTGCGCTTTCGGCCATGACCATCAGCGGGCTGCCTTCGAGCGTGACTCCGGACGATCCGTAGGTGGCCAGTTGCTTGCCCAGCAGCCGCTCGTTTTCAACGCGCATGCGTCTGGCTTTGTCCCGCGCTTCTGCCTCGACGCGGATGGCCTCGTTCTCCATGACCTTTGCGTTGTATTCGCGGGCTTGAAATTCCTGCTGCGCGGCCATGGCTGCCATCTGCGCCTGCATTTCCATCTGCTGCTTTTGGATGGCATAGTTGTATGCAGCCATCTCTTCCGCTGCCCTCGCCTGCTGCTGTTGGCCGTAGTAGGCCATGCCTGCGCTGGCCAGCGAGGTGGCAATGGCCAATCCTGCCAGAACTGCTGTGGTGGTCGAAATCATGCGGCCTCCTTTGGCATGAGTTTCACCAGATGGATCATGTCCCTGTCGGTGATCTTGAATCCGTTCCTTTCATGGAAGCGGGCCAGCCCTTCCTGTCGGCAGGTGGTCAGCATGATCGTGTAGCCAAAGGCTTTTGCCTGTTGGGTGAGAAAATCGCAGACGAACTTGAGGCCGCGAACCGTGCCTGTTCCTTTGATCTCCGGATTGGTGACAAGCCATTCGAGGATGGAAACGCCAGAGGAATTGTCCATGTAAAGCCAGCCAGCCGCGAGGCCGTCCTTGTCGGTCTTGGCAATGACTCCCAGCTTCGGCAAAAGCACCAGCGGAACCGCAGGCCAGCCGTGGCCTTCCCACCACGCTTTGGCCATTTCGTAGTCGGTGTCCGGATCGAACATTTTCAGTTGGATGAGGTCGTTCACGGTTTAGTCAAAAGTGGTAGATCAATCCCCGAAAACATCCATCTTTATCACCAAGCTCCGGACGGTCAGCGGGTATGGCAGCCGCTGCCGGATTTCGACATCGGAGTCGGTCTTGTATTCGCTGGACAGGACGACCTCTTTGTCTCCGGAGTATGGGTCTGGCGAGTCGTCCATCTGGGTGCTGAAATTGCGCGGATACATCCACTCCCATGTCGTCCCATTGGTGGAGAGTTCTCCCGCGATGGATTTGTAAAGACTCACCGACGCACGGTAGACCTTCTTCTTTCGGGAGTTCGTCGTGCCATCCTGCAAAGTCAATTCGATCTTCATCGGTTTGACCTTCGACTCGAAAGGCAGGCCGACCAGCACGGTGGTGGCTGGCTTTGTCAGCGTGATCTGGCCTCCGGTGACCACGGCATCCGGCTGCGCCGATCCGTTGGCTAACACGGACACCGTCCGGCCTTCGAGGTGGGAAAGACCTGTCAGCACGGTGGCCGCTGGCCCTTCATAGCGCAGCGCGGAATCCAGATACCAATACTTCAACTTGTCTTGGGTGGCAAAGGACTCGCGGAAATCGGGCCGGAACCGTTCGATGTAGCGCACGGTCTGGCCGTTGATCTGCCGCTTGACCAGCAGCCACACCTCGTCGTCCGTGGCGTTGAGGCCGTAGATGGTGGCCACCGACTCGAACTGGCCGTCCGTGATGTGCCTGTGCCATGCCACGACATTCTGCTCTCTTTCGTAGCTCATGCCGGAAAGGACACCGTCGCTGCGGATGCACCACAGCACGGCATCGGGCTGCTGCTGGAAGGCCATTTCCTCGAAGCCTGTTTCGGAAATCTGTTCGGCCAGCACGGTCAAATCCGGAGCCACCCAGCCGTCCTTCTCGAAACTGTAGGTCAGTTCGCGAACCTTCCTGCCGGAGCGTTGGGCGAAAAGCAGGACATCGTTGACCATGATGGCCCGAAGGTATTTCGAGCCGAAGCCTGTCTGCCTGCGAACCTGCACATTGGTGGCCGTCAGCGGCTCGTCGCTGGTCGCACCGTTGACTGACCACTCGTCGCCGGATGTGCCAAGCAGGATGCCTTTCTGCGAATATAGCCAATTGATCCGGTTCGATTCGTTGGCCGCGATGGAAAAGGAAAAGGATGCGTCGTCGGTTGTGCCAAGCTGGAAATTCTCAAAGTCGTCGGTGACCGAAGCCCAGATGGTCTGCGGGTTTTTCCTTGTTCCGGCAAAGACCAGACGCTGCTGGTGGGCAGTCACGCAGCGCGGGAAACCGTATTTGGAGCAGAACGCGCTTTGCTTGACGGTGCGTGTCGTGCGTGGCCCATTCCACAGGCCAAGGTATTCGGTGACCGTGGCCGTGGCCGATGTTGCATTGGTCACACCTGTGATCTTCACGCGGCCACCTTCGGTGCTATCTCGCGCTTCGAGGATGTATTTGCCGTTGGTGTTGGAAACATAGCCGGACACTCCGACAATCATTTCGGTTCGGAATTCCTCGGTTCCGTTGGCCGTGATGTTCCGGTCACCGTTGGAGTCGTAGACTCGCACGACATCCATTTGCGTGATGTTGTCCACGCTGCCGACTCCTGCGGTCACTCCGGAGTTGGCCACAGCAAATTCAAAAGTGTCCGGAGTCGGGATGGCCGTCACCGTGTAGTTTCCGGCAAACGGAGCCGCTGCACCACGGACGACGATGACATCGTTCAGTTGGAAATTGTGGCCGATAATGTATCCGGTGGCCACCGCAGCGTTGCGGGTAAAATCGACGGCCTTGAACTCAAGGATGCGATCCATCTGCTCCGTGGTTTTCCGGTAGATGGTCGTCGTGGCATTCCATGTTCCGTTGGTCGTGAAATCCCACTTGGCTCCGGATTTGAGCGGCAGCACCTCGGAGTAGCCATTGGCGTTGATATTTCCTTCGACGAAGGATCGGTTTTTTCCGAAGACCAGTTCGATCTCCGTTCCGATATCCTGCGTCGTGAAGAAGTCGTCCTTGGTCGTGAGGGTAATGTTGCCCAGCGGAGCCGATGCCGTGAACTGGTTGTTGAATTCCGGCAAGCTGATCAGCGGAGGGAACGACCAATCCACCTCGCTGGCTTCCCAATCGTCGTCGGCAAAGCGCGACACCTTCAGCACAGGGTAGTTGGCATGCGCGAAATACATGATGTCGTTGAGTTGGATGTATTGCACCTCGCGCAGGTGCTGCTCCTCGTAAGGCATCGGGATTTCCAGCGTGGTTCGCGGGACGATTTTTCCGGCGGCAATGTCGAGGGACAGGATGTCGGCCACATGGTCGATTTCGACATAATAGCTGATCCCGCCGGAGGCCACATATTGGCCGCGCTGATACGGTTGGTTGGCCGTCCACACCGTGGTCGGGAATGGTGCTTGCACGGAAAATCCGTTCGACCAAAAGCGCATGTATTTGTGTCCTAATTCGAGGACGAATCTGGTCGTGGTGGAAAAATTGAATCCGATCAGTCGGCAGCGTCGGTCATCGAATTTGGGCCTGCCCATCCATTCCGTTCCGGCCCTGCGGTAGACTCCACCGTATGGCAGCACCACCATGTTTTCGAGGGTGCGGCAGCCGGAGCGGTATTTCTCCACATCGGTGCGGGAGTCCATGAAAGGACTCAACTCGCCAGCGTTGAAGGCCGTGACCAGCGCGTTAGGCATTCGTCGGGTATCGGGTGAAGCGTGAGGCTACAAGGTCGGAGGTGGCCCAGAGAGGTTTGAGCCTGTGCTGGGCTTCAAAGACATCGGCCAGCCGCGCTTTTGGGCCAGTAATCTTTTCGTAATCGGCCATGAGGTCGGAAGGCATGCTGCGGCTTCCGGTCAGCGGGCCAGCGAGTTTGGAGGCCAGCTTGGTGGCCAGCGCATCGACGAAAAGCGGAGGATAGAGCATGCCGTCCACCACCTCTGCGATGTAGCGGATGTTGGCCTCCTCGTCGTTGGTCAGAAGCGTCCGGCCTTCGATGCAAAACTCTGCCTCGCGCTGCGTCTGCTCGTAGCCGTTGAGTTGCACGACGCGCAGGCAGTCCACCGGAAGTTGGTAGGCAAAAGCCCACTCGAAAGCGGGAGCATCGACCAGTTTGACAAGTGTCCCGCGCTTCATGGCGAAATTCCAGCGATGGCTGGAGAGGACTTCGTTGCGGGCTTCCGCGTAGAAGCGGGAGCAGAATTGCGCCTGCGTCGAGTCGTCGGTCAAAGCCATGATCGGCGGGATGGCCAGTTTGGCGAGTGCCAGATTGCAAATGGTGGTTTCGTCGGCCATGGGAAGAAAAAGGGTGGCAGGCTATTTCACTCGCGGCCTGCCAGCGCGAGGTTCATCTGAAGGTTAGATGATTTCGTCGCAGCCAATCGTCACGACCTTGGCTTCCTGCATGCGGCATGCGCCGATGGAAGCTGTGGTGCGGATTTGCAACGAATGGCTCCTGTCCGGACGAATGTCCACATGGACTCTGCGTCCACCATCGGACATGCGGAGGCCGGACTTGGCATAGGCCACTACGGTGCGGACACCTGTCGCTCTATCGTATGGCAGGAACGATTTGTTCACACGACGGAACTTGAAGCCCATGAAGGTATCAAGCTGTCCGTTGACCAATGCGCGAACCGTGTTGTAGTCGGCGTTAGTCACCTCTACCGTGCGGAGCAGGTCTTGGAGTTGCTTGGCCGAAACCGCAATGATGCGCTCGTCTTCCTCGTCCACCTCGTTGTCGTCGAGGATAAACTTGGCTTGACGAAGTTTCGCGATGTTGAGGCCAGAGGTCGCAGATGCGCCGGACTCGACGAAGGTCGCCTCAATCTGCTGGCTGGACGGAAGCGGAGTAGAGGTTGTGCCAGTTTCTCCGGTGAACGCAATGCCAACTGCTGCGGTGAGAATGATCTTGTCGCAAGCGCGGAGGTAAGCATTCGCGTGGTTGTTGACGACCTCGCTGGTGGGCAACGAAATCTGGCCAAGGTATTCTTGGTCGTATTCGTCGAACAGGTCAGCTTTCTCATACGGCAGCGGACGCAGCCAGCGTTTGGCCAGCGGAGTGTCCGATGTGTTGGTGGTAGCTGCGCGGGTGGTGATCTGCGTCATTTCGACGGCAGCCATTTGATTGAAGGACTTCTCCTTGCCGACCACTTTGTCGATCACGACATAGTCGCGGAGCTTGGAGAGCTTCTGTTGGACAAGATGTTCCCAGTTGGTCGAGAACTCTGTCGGGAAATACTGCGGGATTTGAGTCATTACAGACATTGATTTGGTTCCTTTGGTTTGACCGTTTCCGGTCAGTTGCGATTTGGTTGTGTCCCTTGGCACACCGATTGTCCGCACCAGCGGGTCGTCGGCCTGTGGGTTGCCGTAGGACAGGCTCCAAAGGAGTTGTCTGTCTAACTGATGACTGCCATAGCATGGCGCAGGGTTTAGTCAAAAGTTTTTTCGGCCCGAAAATGATGAAGCCGCTCCTTGCGAAGCGGCCTCATGTCTGCCCCCTGCTGGTGGCCGGACAAAAACTATCCCTGCATGATCATGCGCCGGACTTGATCGACGATCTCCGCGTCCCCCTCATGGTAGCGGTTGTAGAGAGGGTTCGAGGGATTTGTGGCAATGTCCTTGGCCCGCGCCCGCCCGCTGGATGCGGAGATGGCCGACCCTTCGACAAGCCTGTCGTCGGAGAGTTTTTCGGCCAGCGCGATGAATCCCTTCACCACATTCGGGTCGATGAAGCCTTGGCTGGAAGGATCGACTCCCACGGTGGCCGCAGCGCGTTTGGCCAGTTCGATTTTGTTGTCGAGTTGCTCCCCATAGACTCGCTGAAGCTCTTGTCGTCCGGCTTGAAGCTGCTGATGCACCATCTGGGCTGCGGCCTCGCTGGTCATACTGGCCCGCTTGTGATCAAGCTCGACCAGTTCCTTCAAAGCCGCTGCCGGAATGTTGTGACGGTGGGCAATGGCCGACACCTCTTTTGCGATGTTGTCGTCCCAGACAAGGTCGTCGCGCATGTTTTCCGGCTTTGCGAGGCCGTAGCCTTCCGGCGAATCGGGAACTCCCAGAGCTTTGCGGAAGGCTGCGATTTCCTCCGGCGTGGATTTTTCGTTGGGCGGCAGAATGGCCTGCGCCTTCTTGCCAAGCAACTGCTCCAGCCCTTGGTAGGACTTGGCCAGACTTTCGACATCGGGCGCATCATTGCGCCAGAATTTTTCCGGCAGCCATTCCGGTTTGTCCGTGTTGGTCTGCTGGGAATACGGATCGGCCTGCTGCTGACCGCTGGTCGTGATAACGGCTGCGGATTCGACTGCGGGTGCTACGGTGACGGCTGCGGATTCTGCGGGTGCGGTGGTGGTGTCCATTATTTGATGACTGCGGTTTTGGGTTGTTCTTGGTCTGCGTCACCCTGCGCGGGCGACGAAAGTTTGGCTTCGATGAAAAGGACGACCTCGCGTTGGCCGTCGCGGAGCGCAGCGGCCAGCGGACAAAAGGAATTGTGCAGGGAACGCTCGAAAGCGGGCCGATGCGTCCGGAAGTAGCTGCGGAGGTTGTTCAGCACGGTCTGGCCATCTTCGGTTGCGAAGACACGGTGGTAGGCATTGATGACCCTCTGCCGATCCCTCTCCCTTTCGAGTTCCTGCTTTTCGGTCATCCCATGGCTCCGGCAACTGCTCCGGCAAGCATGCTGTCCTTCTTGATGTTCCCTGCCTTGCCCAAGGCATCGGCAGCCATGAGCATTTGCTGTTGCTGCTGGGCTTGTGCGGCAGCCTCTGCGCGGGATTTGCGAAGCTGTTCGACCTCGTCCTCGTCGGCCAGCCAATCGGCGGGCAGGCCGTCGTTGCGCGAGGTGTCGCGAACAATCCGATCAAGGTTGAAGTTGTCGAGGATGTCCGGCCTCATGTTGGCCACCGGAACATTGCGTTCGAGGCTTCTTGCCCACGACAGGTTGTGCATGGCCCGCATGGCCAAAGCCACGCGGGAAACGAAGGAGATGTCCGGCAGCGGAACCGATGGGACACCGTTCTCCACAAGCTGCGCTTCTCTGGGTGGTGGCGGCAGCTTGCCGTTCCGCAGGAGGATTCCAAAGCATGCCCGCAGCATCGGTGTGAGGAGTTCCGTTGTCTTGCGGGCAAAGGATGGAGAAAACTGCGCCAGCTTTTCAGAGGCTCGTTCGCTGACCTCGCGGGCAGTCATCTGTTTGTCGAGGGACGCGAACATTCGGAACATGTCCACATGGAAAGCGCGATCCACGGAGGTGGCCTTCCGGTTCTCCCTGTCGAGGCCGATCTGGTATTCGCCTCCGGCTGCCCACTCTTTCGGGACAGCATTGGGCTGCTGCGGGTCGAAGTAGGTGACACCTCCCGCCCGAAGGTCGATTTCGCCTTCATGGGTGGCAGGCATCAACATGCGCGGATAGGCTTTGATTTCGGCCAGCGCATCAAGCTGCTTGGAAAGGAAGTTGAGTTGCCGGACATCGGGCAACGCCCGCCACGCCGGAGACACTCCGTAGGCTCCGTGCGAGGATTTGTCGTGACGGCCTGCAAAGAACGGCTTCTCGTCGAAGCCTCCCAAGCGGCAGAGGTGCTTGGTGATTTTTTCGACATAGACCGAAGCCCACGGCTTGTTCGGGCCATCGGACTTGTTGATGTCGCGCTCCTTGATCGGGCGCGGATAAATGGCATGGATGAACTCGAACTTGTCCGTTCCACCCTTTCCGGTCTTGCAGTAGACCTCGTAGTGCTTCCGCAGCTTCTCCGAAAGGTTCTCCTCCCCGAATTCCTCGACGGCCTGCGTGATGGTCATCCGGACTTCACGGTAGAGAGTGTTGATCAGTCCCTCGTCGTCCTCCGACAGGCAGTAGGTTCCGCAGTCGAGCTTTTGAAAAATCAGCGGGTGGGAGCGTCCGGCTCGAACATGCATGGCATAGGTTCCAAAGACGGTGTCGTCGTAATAAAGCTCATGGATTTCGGAATAGAAATTCGAGGTGGCCAGCAGCATCTGCACAATCTCGCTGCATTTCTGATACCATTGCTTGGCCTTGTCCGTGTTCTTGAGCGGATCGGGAGGCTCGTAGACAAACCAGCGGGAGTCTGCCGGAGTGATGTAGGCCAGTTGGCCGTTGGCCATGGTGGACGCGGCCTGCAATCCGGTGGCATCGAAAAGCACCTCGTTGCGGGTGGTGTCCGGACTGCTTTTGCGCGAACTGATTTCGGCCCGCTGCGGAAGGAAAAATTCAGCGAGTTCCTGCCAGATGGTGTCCCACGGATTCCGTTCGGCCACCAAATCCGCGTGGCGCGAAATGATGTAGCTGGCCAGTTCGGCTTTGGTCTGTTTCATCCCAGAAGGGAGCGAATTCCCAAGGTTTGCTGTCCGGTGGCCGGATTGTAGCCACCTGTTTCCCCTGCCAGCAGGGTTTTGCGTTGGCCCCGTTTTTTCTTCGTCTCCTCGTCACCGTAATCAATGGCCTGCGGTGCGTCGTATTTGAACCGCTTGGATTCTCCAACGGTAGCAGCAGCGGATGCGGGTTGGGATGCTGTCTGTGCAGCCGGAGCAGAACCAGCAGGAGTGTAGCTTCTATCCACGCTCCACTTTGCAATTTCTGCGGGCGAGGAGTTTGGCCAAAGAGCAGCCTGTTGTTTTGCCCAATCCGGAGCAGGCCCGCCAGCCCTTGCGGTGGCTATGGTTTGCGCTCGGTCTGCTTCCATTTGCTTTATCGCATCAGCGTTGCGCTTGTCTCTTGATGACATATCAAAAACCTCCAATCGTTAGCCCAGCAGGGAGCGCATGCCCCCAAGAGCTTGCTGGCCTGTGGCTGGGTTGTAGCCTCCTGTTTCTCCGGCAAGGATGCTGCGTTTGTTGCCGACCTTTTTCGGATTCAGCGGGTCGCTGAAATCAAAGCTGGCAGGCTCGTCGTAGCTGAACCGTCTGGATGGAGGAGGAGGTGGAGGAGGAGCCGCTGCCGGAGCGGGTGCTGGAGCCGGAGCCGGACTGCTCTGCTTTTTATTGCTACCACCACCACCGAAGACTTGCGAAAGGGTTGGGATTCGGATGCCAAACATAGTCTATCCTCCAAGAAGTGAAGTTCCGGTGACAGGGTTGCTGTAGCCTCCTGTCTCTCCGGCCATGGTTGTTTTGCGAATGCCTCTGCGCTTCTGCACATCCTCTTCCGTTGCCTTGGCATCGACATTGTCGAAGGTCGAGGGAGGTGGAGGTGGTGGTGGTGCTTCGATGGCTGGCTGGGCCGGAGGAGTGTAGGCTGGCATCTTGGGAGGAGTGCGTCGGCCACCACCACCGAAGTAGCAGCGGCAGGACTCCTCGAAGGATTTCCGGAATGAACGCGGAAATGGGTTGGAGGTTAGGATGTCGTCACGCATAGGTCTTCGAGTCGTTTGAGTGAGTAGAAACGAAGTCGGTTGTCCCGCTTCCGTTCCCATGCCACCAGCGGTAACTCATACGGCATCCACCGCAACACTTTTTTGACTAAACCCTGCAAACTATTTTTCCCCATGTCGGCATAGCCGTAAACATACCAGCAGTCGCAGTCCTCTGGCCGGAAATGGAAGTAGGGATTGTTGATGAGCCTTGGGTCGGCCTTCGAGGCCACAGGCCGCGCCAGCAGGATGGCCTCCGGCGTGGCGAATACATAGCCGTTCTGAAGGTGCGCTCCCATGTCCTGCGCGAAAGTTCGCGGGCAGGTTTCGTCGTAGAGTGCGGCAAGCCGCAGGATTGGTTCGTTCATCGAAGAATGGTCACCCTTTTGGTCGAGTCGAAATCCCGCAGTCCGGTGATGACCACGGAAGGTTTGCGTGGCCCGCCCGATCCGGCCTTGAGCATGTTGGCCATCTCCGCTTCGGCAATCATCCGCAGCGCGTCGGCAGCGTGGCTCGACCAATCGTGGACAGGTTCGTTGACGACCAATCCGGTGCTGCTGGCCCTGCGGTAGTGGTAGCTGGCAATGGCATGCAGTCCGGCCTCACAATGCGGCAGCCGGAAGGAGAAGCGCGGGAGCATCTGCCGGAGCCGATTGATCCCAACCCAGATGTCGTGCGTCCTTGGCAGGATGCGCGTGTTGGCCAGCCCAGCCTCCCGCAGTTCTTGCTCGAATGTCCTGCCCGATGTGTTCGTCGAGGCCGCGTCGTGCGGCAGGAAGTGGTTCCCCAGATTGTAGCCTTTCGACATGATGTGGGACACGCGCTGAACCGGAGTCTTGTCGAGGTCGGTGTCGCAATCGATCACGCGGATTTCGTTTCCGATGACCTGCCAATACCATGTCACCACATTGACCGGACTGCCCAAATCCCAGCTTGTATGAACCAGCGCGGATTCGTCGATCCGGTGCGTTGAAATCGCTCCGATGGCCCGCAGCTTGTCGAGCAGATCGGCATAGATGGCCCCTTCCACCGGACTCTTGAAACACTCTTCGATGGTCGTCGGGAATTCGCGGAAGACGAACAGGCCAAGGTCACGGCTTTGTCGGTCATACCATAGCCGCTGATTCGGGCCGAATCGGTGGCCTGTCTCGCGCTCCTTTTCGTCGAGGTATTCGGCCACGCTTTTGGTGATGGTGGCCGGATCACCTTCGAGGACATAGGTCGGGTCTTTCCACCACGGAAAGAAGACCACCCTCCAATCCTTCGAGGTCTTCGATGCTTCCGGAGTTTCCATGGCCGTCTTGACCAGTTCCCACAGGTGGCCACCACGGCCTCCCTTCCATGTCGTCTCGACGATCACGGCTCCGTGTTCCGCTGATGGAATGGCTCCGGTGAGGATTTCCTCGGAGCGTTTCGGGTCGTCGTTCTGGATGACTCCCCATTCGGAAAGGTGCAGCCAATTGTTGGTTCCACCTCGCGCCCGCAGGCCAGCGAACAGGCTGCTGGGAGCG